AGATGTTGTTGGCGAAGATGTTATTGGTGAAGATGTTGTTGGTGAAGATGTTATTGGTGAAGATGTTGTTGGTGAAGATGTAGGTGTAGGTGTTGGAGTAGGTGTAGGTGTTGTTGGTGAAGAAGTTGTTGGTGAAGAAGTTGTTGGTGAAGAAGTTGTTGGTGAAGATGTTATAGAAGAAGGATTTGTTGGAGTTATTGGAGTTGTTGGAGTTGTTGGAGTTGTTGGAGTTGTTATAATTGTTGAAGGATTTAATATATTTTTTAATATTCTATCATATTCAGAAAGTTTAGTATCAGATAAATTAGAATTTCTATATTGATTTGGATCAATATTACCAATATAAGAACTATATGAGGGATTGGTAGTAGGAGTTGTAGGAGTTGTAGGAGTTGTAGGAGTTGTAGGAGTTGGAGTAGGTGTAGTTGTTGGAGTTGTTGGAGTTGTTGGAGTTGTTGGAGTTGTTGAAGGATTTAATATTTGTTTTAATATTTTATCAAATCCAGATATTTCAGTATCAGATATTTTAGAATTTCTAAATTGATTTGGGTCAATATTACCAATATTAGTAGTGGAAGTAGGTGTAGAGGTTGGAGTAGGAGTAGGTGTAGGAGTAGGAGTAGGTGTAGATGTTGGTGTAGGTGTAGGAGTAGGTGTAGGAGTAGGTGTAGGAGTAGGTGTAGATGTAGGTATTAAACTGCCTCTGCGACGACCCCAACCGCTACCACCTAAACCACCACTACTACCACCACCAATAAATTTTTCTTCATAATAACCAACATTTAAATATAACATATATATAAAATAATATATTACAGGTATTGAAATAATTATTCCTAAAACAAATAAAAAGATATATAAATGTATATTATTTTCAACGAAATAATTATTTGAAAAATTATAAAATAAAGCTACTGGTGCAATAATAATAGCAAATATAAGAACAACTAAAAAAAATCTAAAAATAACATTAAAATAAATAGTATTATATTTATTAGTAATATTATCATTAATAGTATCAAAAATTATAGGATTATTAGTAACATTATCGGTTATATTATCATCATTAATATTATCAGTAATATTATCAGTAATATTATCGGTGATATTATCATTGTTATTATTAATAACAGGAGGAGGAACAATAATAGTTTCAGAAATAGGGTTAATAATTTGATTACCATTTGAATCATATAATATTGATTTATTATTAACAATATTATTATGATTAATATTTAAAACAATATAATTTTTATAATTATTAGTAATAATATTAAAATAATTTTCTTTAAAAAATTTAACATAATAATTATCATCAAGATTATTAATAATTTTAGTAATAGCATTAAAACGATGAATATCATATAATTTAGAAATATTTAATGAATATTCAATTAAATTATTTTTAAAATCATTAGAAATAGAATTATAAATAGTGAGACTTAATTTTTTATCATTATTAATTAAATAAGTATGATAAGAAATAATAGGTTTAATGAATTCAATTAAATTATTAGTTAAATCATTAGTATTGATAAATTGAACAGTAGGAATATTATTTAATATATTAACTTTAAATTCAATAAAATATTTATATTCCAAAAATATGATATGATTATTATCATTAATAAAATATTTAGTGGGGATTTTAAAATAATATAAATTATTATTAAATTTATCAATATAATCATTAGTAGAAATAAAATAATATAAATTTCGTATAAATTCAATAACAAAGAAATATTTGTTATATTTATCAATAATTAAATTAAATAAATTTAAATCACAAATTTTTTTTAAACTAATATCATTATTATTATTAATATCAATATTAGAAATATTAAGAAAGAAATCATTATTAGGATTATTAATAAAAGGTTTATTAAAGAAATAAAATAATTTATTAAAATTTTTATCATAATAAATTATTTTAAAAATATTAGAAAAATTATTATTATTAATAAGATTAATAAATATTAATTTTTCATAATAATAACCATTATCTCTATAATAATTTTTAAATTCTAAATTATTTTTTTGAAGATCTGAATCATTAATATATTTATTATCAATGAGAAAATTAATATTATCTAAAGAAGAATTAATAGAATTTATTAACATTATAAATATAAAATTTACTTACTCTATTAAATAATTAATATATTATAAAATAAAAAAAAATAACAAAAATAAAAAATGATAAAAATGCTTAAAATTTAATAAATAACTAATTAATAAATAAGAACAAATAAAAAATGTCAATATATCCTGAATTAGCATATAATGATCAAATGATAGATATACAAGATGTTAAAGGTATTCAATTTAGTGTATTAGGACCAGAAGAGATAATAAAAAGGTCAGTAGTCGAAATAACAAAAACAGATACTTATGCAGGAAGTGAACCGATTATAGGAGGTTTATTTGATTCTAGATTAGGAGTATTAGAACATAATAAGATATGTGCGACATGTGAACAAAAAAACATATTTTGTCCGGGTCATTTTGGACATATTAAATTAGCGAAGCCAGTATTTCATGCAATGTTTTTTGATATAACAAGAAAAATATTAAAATGTGTATGTTATAAATGTTCAAAATTATTAATATCAGATAAATCGACAGATGAAAATATAATAAATGATATAAATAAAATAAAATTAATTAAAAATAATCAAAAGAGATGGGAGACATTTTTCAAATTATGTAATAAAATAATGAATAATGCGAAATATAGATATTGTGGAGATGATGGTTCAATAGGTTGTAATGCGAAACAACCAACAAAATATACAAAAGAGGGTTCAATGAAAATAATAGCGGAATGGAAGTCGATAAAAAAGAAGACGGAAGAGATTAAAGATGGGATAGCGAAAGTTGAAACAGAAGATATATCACAAGAATTTACAGCAGAAGATGTATTAAGAATATTTAAAAGGATATCAATTGAGGATATGGAATTAATGGGATTTAATCCATTATGGAATAAACCAGAATGGATGATATGTAGTGTATTACCAGTACCACCACCATCAGTGAGACCAAGTATAATAGAGGAGAATGGACAAAGAAGAGAGGATGATTTAACACATAAATTAAGTGAAATAATCAAAATAAATAATAATATAAAAGACAAAATATCGAAAGGAGTATCTGAAGAGACAATAAAATTAATAACAATGGTATTACAATATCATATATTTACATTTATAGATAATCAAATACCAGGTTTAGCACCATCACAACAGAGAAATGGAAGAAAGTTAAAATCAGTATCAGATCGTATGAAAAAAAAAGAGGGTCGTATTAGAGGAAATTTAAATGGGAAGCGTGTAGATCAATCATCTAGATCTGTAATTACACCAGATCCATATATAAGTATAGATGAATTAGGAGTTCCGATAAAAATAGCAGTAAATATAACATTTCCAGAAGTTGTAAATGAATTTAATATTGAAAAAATGAAGAAATTAATATTAAATGGTGCGGATAAATGGCCAGGAGCAAAATTAATAAAAAAATTAAATAAAACAATAACAATAAATTTAAAAACAGCGGATTTAGAGAAAATAGTAGAAGATTTAAAATATGGTGATATTGTTCATCGTCATTTAAATGATGGTGATTATATATTATTTAATCGTCAACCATCATTACATAAGATGTCAATGATGTGTCATAAAGTAATTATAATGCCTTATCAAACATTTAGATTAAATGTATTAGATACACCACCATATAATGCAGATTTTGATGGGGATGAGATGAATTTACATTGTCCTCAAAGTATTCAAACAATGTCAGAATTAAAAGATATAGCATCAGTTCCATATATGATATTAACACCAAAAGATGGGAAACCAATTATAGAAATAGTACAAGATACATTATTAGGTTCATTTAGATTAACAAAAGATAATGTAGAAATAAAAGATAAAAATATGGCAAATTTACAAATGATAAATAGTTATTTTAATGGTTATTTAGAAAAACCAAATAAACATTATAATTATACAGGGAAACAAGCATATTCACAAATATTACCACCAGGTTTAAATATTGAGAGAAAAAATAAAGCAGAAAATAAAATAATAATAAATGGAAGTAATTATACAGAAGAATCAGGTTCATTAGATAAATTAGTATTTCATAGTAAATCATCAGGATTAATACCAGTTATTTATCATGATTATGGACCATTTGAAACACAAAGATTTTTAGATAATACACAAAGATTAATATGTAGATGGTTATTAACATCAGGATTTAGTGTAGGAATAAGTGATTTAGTGACAGATACACAAACCGAATTAAGTTTAAAATCGAAAATTAAAGAGATGAAAGAGAAAGCATATAATAAATTAGATGATACAAGAAGAGGTTTTATAGAAAATAATAGTATATTTTCAAATCAAGAATATATAGAAAGAGAATTAATAGCAATATTAAATGATACAACAAGTCAAGTTGGTAAAATAGGATTAAGTCAAATTGATGAAAAAACAAATAGAATGATTAATATGGTTAAATCAGGTTCAAAAGGGAAGGAAACAAATGTTGCACAAATGATAGCATGTGTAGGACAACAAAATGTAGATGGAAAAAGAATTTCATATGGTTTTACAAATAGAACATTACCACATTATACAAAATATGATGATGGACCAGAAGCGAGAGGATTTGTAGAGAATAGTTTTATATCAGGTTTAAGTCCTCAAGAAGTATTCTTTCATGCTATGGGTGGAAGAGAAGGATTAATTGATACAGCAGTAAAAACATCAGAAACAGGTTATATACAAAGAAGATTAGTAAAAGCAATGGAAGATGCAAAAGTATATTATGATAATACAGTTCGTAATGCAGGTGGAACAATAATACAATTTATTTATGGTGAAGATGGAATGGATGGTTGTAAAATAGAGAATCAATATATACCATATATTGATATGGATGTATTAATAATGGAAAATATATATCATTTAAGAAAAGTAGATAAATTATCACTATATTTAACAACAAAAGCAAGTAAAGAAATTAATGCAGAAACATATAATAAATGTACAAATCATTTTAATCAATTATTAGAAGATAAAGATTTCTTAATTAAAAATATATTTAATTATAAAAAAAATAAAGTAATTAATTTTCCAATACCATTTGATAGAATTATAAATAATGCTCATAAAAATTTATTAAATATTAATGTTAAATCAATTAAAACAGATTTAACACCATTATATATATTAAATGAAATAGATAGAGTAATTAATATGTTATATATAAAAAAAAATCAAGGAGTTAAATATTTTGAAATATTAATGAGATTATATTTAACACCTAAAAAAATAATAATGACATATCATTTTACTAAAGATATATTTGATAATATTATTAATCAAATTATTCAATATTATAATGAAGCAATTTCTCAACCAGGAGAAATGGTTGGTATAATAGCAGCACAAACAATAGGAGAGATGGGAACACAAATGACATTAGATTCATTTCATGTTTCAGGAACAGCAGCAGCAGTAAAAGCAACAAGTGGTGTACCTCGTTTAAAAGAAATTTTAAGTGCGACAAAAAAAACAAAAACACCTACATTATTAATTTATATGAAAAATGATATAGCAACTGTTACTAATCCAATATTAAATGAAGATGGTATGGATTCAGATGATATTAATGTAGAAAAAGCGAAACAGAATGCGATTAATGTAAAAAATTCAATAGAAATAACAAAATTATATGATATATTAGATTCAAGTGAAATATATTGGGATAAAACAGATGATGAATTTTCAACGAATTTAATATGTGATAAAGAACTATTAGATGTATATAAAGATTTTAGTTATACAAATTCATTTAATAGTACATCACCATGGATTATTCGTATGAAATTTAATAAAGAAAAAATGAAGACATATAATCTAAATATGATTGATATATATACAAAATTAAATAGTACTTATGATAAATATATTGAATGTATTTATAGTGATGATAATGCAGAAGAATGTATATTTAGAATTAAATTATTAAATCAAATTATTAAAGATATTGATGTAAATGATCAAATTGCAGCAATAAAAGCATTAGAACATAATATTGTTTATCAAGTTTTATTAAAAGGATATAAAGGTATTAAAAAAGTTTCTCTTAATAAAAAGAAATATACTAAATATAATTTTGATACAAATAAATTTGATAATTTAGTTGAATGGGTACTTGATACAGATGGTACAAATTTAATAGAAATATTATCAAATCCAAATATTGATTCAACAAGAACAATTTCAAATGATATTAGAGAAGTTTATGATACTTTAGGTATAGAAGCAGCAAGAACTGCATTATATCATGAACTTATTAATGTAACTAGTGAAGATGCTATGAATTATAGACATTTATCATTATTAATAGATACTATGACTTATAAAGGACAATTAATGTCAATAGATAGACATGGTATCAATAGAGGAGATGTTGGTCCTCTAGCAAAATCATCATTTGAAGAAACAACAGATATGTTAATTAATGCTAGTATATTTGCAGAATATGATAATGTAAATGGTGTATCAGCAAATGTTATGTTAGGACAACAACCACCGTGTGGTACAGGTGATAGTCAACTTTTAATTGATGAAGAACATTTAGTTGAATTAATTAATACTTCAACTATTAAAAATAATATTGATTATATAAATAATGATGATATAACAGATGATAATTATGATATTTGTAATTCAGAAGATATATTATTTAATTATGATATAAAAAAACATAATAATAAATGTACAAATTTTAAAGAAAGTAAAATTTTAATTAATGAATAATTATCATTAATATATATACATTCTACTTTTATTTCTTTCATTATGTAAATTTTTTATAATCATTAAATCATTTAATTCATTTTTAATATTATTTTCTTCTTTTGAATGTAGTTTAATATTTGGTTCTTTTGATAAATAAATTTCTTTATTATCTTTTTTTATTATATTTAAAACTTTTTTTTTATTATTAGAATTACAACAATTATTATTAAATAAATTATTAAATAAATTATTAATTAATTTATCCATATTAAAATTATTTATAATTTTAAAATAAGATATCATTTTTTTTCTATATATTGCAATTTAATTTCCAACTTGCACCTTTTTTTGGCATAGTTTGTATATTTGTACCAGTATGGTGTTGTCTATAAAATTCTTTATTAGTATAATCATTATATAAATAAATATTAATTAATCCTTGATTAGCTAAACAAGCAATTTTCCAATCTATTTGTTGATTTATTGGTAATATATTTTCGATTATATAATTAATACTATCTTTTTTAATTATATATGAATGTAAACATAAAAATTCATATACTTTAAATAAATTTTCATTATTATATTTTTTCATTTTAACTTTATTTTTATTCATAATAATTATATCCCAATCTTTTGGTGCTTTTAAAATATATTCTTTTATTTTTTTATCATTTATATATTTATTAAATTGTACATCATCTTCATATATTAATCCATAATCTACATTATCTTCTAATATTTTTTGCCATGTTTTAATATGACTTAAATAACAACCAACAGCACCTAAATCATTAAATTCATAATGAAAATTTCTAATAATATTACTTAAAGAATTGTATCCAAATATTCCTAATATATTTTGTTTATATAATTCTATTGCAGATAAATTATTTTTATCAATTGCTTTTATTATTTCATAATTAATATTATCTAAATTATAATCATTTATAAATCTTAATTTTCTATCTTTTCTTTTTTCTAAATTTATTACATAGGCTTTTATATTTATATTTTCTAAATTTTCAAATTTTTCTAATTTATTATCATCATCTATATAAAAAATAAAACTTATTAATATTATTAATGTTATTAAATATAATATATATACATAATAAGACATTTTAATAATTAAAATATTACTATCTTTAAAATATATTAATATTTTAATTTATTTCATTTATTTCATTTATTAATTTATTTATTATATTTTCTATCTTTTCAATATCTACATTATTTGCATGACGGTATTGTATATATAAACTATATATATCATTTTCTTTTCTTATATTTAATGTTATACGATTATTAATTTTATATTCATATATATTATATAGTGTTTCATGGTCTATATCATTTGTACAATCAAATATATATGTAGGATATTTATTTTCATAAAATGATAATACTAATATATTATTTAATATTTTATTATTTTCTAAATTTTTTTCTATTACTAATTGTGTATCATTATCTAAATCATATGTATATGATAAATTATTTTTATAATAAATTTTATATTTATATATATTTTTAAATTTATATTTTTTAAATATTTTATCTATAAATTCTTTATTTTTAATTATATTAATTTCTTTATAATTATCATTATTTTTATTTATAAAATATATTTCAATTAAATTAGTTTTATCTCTTTTAATTTCATTAATATTTATCATTTATATTATATAATATTTATTATTTTATTATATCATTTTTTTTATAATTACATTATATAGAATAGTATTATTTATTATATGATTTTTTCTGATTATATATTAATATTATATACTTTAATAATTTTATTTATAATTGTTTATTTAATTCTAACTAATAAAGCTGCTATTAATAATATTATGGAAATTGAAACAAGTTATATTAATAAATTTAATTTAGATATTTCTAATTATTTAATAAATTATCTTACATATATTGAATTTATTTAATTATTTATTTTTATATAAAAATAATTATTTATTTATATATATAATGGAAGAAATTAGAAATCAGATATCTGATAATATTTCTGATCAAGTAATTTATGATAAATTTATTTATTATAACAGTAATGTTGTAGATACTTTAACAGATCTATGGAATATTGAAGAAAAGAGTCAACCTATATCTAATAATAAAAAAAAATGGAATGAAATACGAGATATTTTTGATTCATTTGATAAAGAAGCTAATTTAAAATATAAAAATAATTAATTATTAATAAAACTATATATAAAGATAATTAATTAATAATTAATTATAATAATATCATTATTTTTATGGATAACAACAATCGCTATTTAATTAATATTAAAACTATACAAGCTACTATTTTTAAACAAGTTATTGATGCTTTAAAAGATATTTTAATGGATGTTAATTTAGAAATAGACCAATCTGGATTAAAAATTATTGCTATGGATAATACACATATTGTTCTTATTCATCTAAAACTTGATGCTGATAAATTTGAAGAATATTATTGTGAAAAAAAAATGTATATTGGTTTGAATATGCTTAAATTACATATGCTTATTAAAACTATTGGTACTAATGATCTTTTAAATCTTTATATTGATAAAGAAGATCCTAATAAATTAGGTATTAAAATTACTAATAATGAAAAAAATGTTGAAACTGATTATAAATTATCAACTATTGATATTGATGTTCTAGATGTTCATATACCTGCTGTTAGTTTTTATACTACTATTACTATGCCTTCCACTTATTTACAAAAAATTATTAGAGATATGCATAATATCTCTGAATTTATTGAAATTAGAAATATTGAAAAATCTTTAATATTAAAATGTAAAGGAGACTTTTGTAGTCAAGAAACTATTTTAGGTAGTGATAGATCTCAAAATATTACTATTTCTAAAACTAATTCTAATGATTCTGATGATTCTAATGTTTCTAATGATAATGATGATAATGATGATAAAAATCAAGAAATAATTCAAGGTATTTTTAGTTTAAAATATTTACTTATATTTACTAAATGTACTAATTTATGTCCAACTGTTGAAATTTATTTAAAAAATTCTTATCCTATTATATTAAGATATAGTATCGCTTCTTTAGGTGAAATTAAATTATGTTTAGCACAACAAGATTTATAAAAATAATTTTATTTTTTTTTTGAATATATTAATATATCCCTCTTTTTTAAACATTTCTTTATTCTTTTATGTAAATATTTATCTATAAATTCATCAAATATACTATATATTGATGGTAATACTATCTCTTTTACCATTTCCTCTCCTAATATTGTATATGCTGTTAATAATAATCCAGGATTTATTACTATCTCATTATATTCTACATCATTATTTAATACATCTTTATTATTTAATATAAAATTATCATTAAAACTTTCTAATAAATCACATGGTATAAATTTTCTATAAGTATATAACATTAAGAATTCTTTTTTATCTTCCATTGGATATATCTTTAAATAATATATTGTTGTCTGATTTGATAACATTGATTTTATATATCCAGGTTTATCAATATTACATATATATTTTATTATTAATGATTCTTCATTATATTCTATTACTTCTTGTAATATTTTTAATTCTATCTCCGTTTTAAATTTCTTTAATTTCTTTATTTGTTCTATTATTAATGGATTATCTATATATTTATTATAATCTATCGCATTATCCAATTCTTCTGTTGAATATATTTTTGTTATTTCTATTTTATCATTTTCTTTATTTATTTCTTTCTTATTTAAACTAAATATTTTACTTATAAAATCTGTTGATGTAAATATTTGATATAAATTTTTAATATCACTCTTTACTATTAATGGTTCAATATTCATTTTAATTATATTAAATTATTTTTATTTGTTTATATAATTTAATTATATCTTTATTATTTTATTTGATAAATTTGATAATTTTATTATATTATTTGATGAATTATTTTTAAATTCTTCTATATAATTAAACATACAATCATGATTCTTATAAAATAAATGTGCATCGCAATATATATTATTACATTTACATTTATTTGTTATCGTCTTTAATGTATTTATTTTTTTATTACATAATGCACATCTATTTATCTTTTTTTCCATTATATTTATATTTTATATTTTATACTAAATATATCTCATTTTTTTTATTTTAAAAAAGTACATTTCTTTAAAAATTTTAAATTTTTAAAAATAATTTAAAAAATAAAAATTAAATTAAGAAATGTACTTTTTTTATATTATATTATTTAATTTCATATAGTGGTAACCATTTATTAAAATTTTTATTATAACGACATTTATATCTTTTTAATATTGTTGAATTTATATCTTTAAATGATAATCTTAACATTTTACTTGTTGATAAACTTGAAACATTCGCAATACCTATATGTTTCTCATTTTGTATATTTTCTTTTAAATATAAATAATATACATCTGGTTCTGATGTTTTACTAACCCATAATATCTTTTCATCATCTTCTAATTTATTATTTTCTTCTAATTTATTATTTTCTTCTAATTTGTTATTTTCTTCTAATTTATTATTTTCTTCTAATTTATTATTTTCTTTATTTGTATTGTTAATATTTAATTCTACATTTCTTTCTATCGTTTGTAATGTTTTAAATTTAGAATCATCCTTTGTTTTTCTTATT